AATTTGTTTAATTTTTCTAAATTTTCTTTTTTAGGTAAATACATATTTTTTAAAATAAATACCCCCTCTAATAGTACCGCCAAGTAAACTAAAAGAAGGGGATTTATAAAACTTTAAATCTTGGCGGATTTGAAATACAAATATACAAAATATAACAATACAAAAAAAAGTTATTATTGAAATATATGTTAATATAAAAAAAATAGTATGACAACTGAAAAATTAGTAAACAGAGCTTTGTTTGGAAAAGTAGAATTAGCAAGTAGAAAAATTGAATTAGCTGATTTAGCTTCTTTTCAAAAAGCAGTAGCTTCAGCCGAAACAGCTTTAGATAAAGTTGTTCCTTCAAGAACAAAAGCAAAAGATGCTTTAACAGGTTATAAAGTGGATGCTTTAAATTCATTAAGAGCGTATGATAATGTTTTAAGTCAATATGCTGAACTTCAAAAATTAGCAAAACAAATAGGTTTAGAATTGCCTCCAAATGCAAAAGCTGATTTTGATAGAGCTACTTATCAATCAAGTGTAGCAAAAAAGAGATTTAATTCTGTAGATAAATTAATTGCTGGATTAGCTGATTAATAATTTTTAAATAAGTAAATATGAATGTAATTAATGAAATCAAAACTCTTTTGGGTATGGAAGTAAAACTTGCTCAAATGAAACTTAAAGATGGAGTTACTGTTATAGAAGCAGATGCTTTTGAAATGGATAACAATGTTTTTATTGTAAATGGTGAGGATAGAATTCCTGTACCTGTTGGAGAATACGAAATGGAAGACGGAATGATTTTAGTTGTAGCAGTTGAAGGTGTTATTGCTGAAATTAAAGAAGTTGAAACTGAAGAAGAAGCTCCAGAAGCTGAAGTAGAAGTTGAGGTTGAAGCACAAGCTGAAACAGTAGCAACTCCTAAAAGAATTGTAGAATCAGTTTCTAAAGAAATGTTCTTTTCTGAAATTGAAAAACTACGTACTGAAATTGCTGAATTAAAATTAGCAAAAGAAGTAAAAGAAGAATTAAGTTCTGATTTTGTTGTTGAACCATTAACACATTCACCAGAAGTTAAATCTGAATTAAGAATAAATAAAATATCAACTAATCGCCAAATGACTACACAAGATATAGTTATGGCAAAACTTTTTAACTAAAAAAAATTAAATTATGCCAACTACAACAAGTATTACTACTACTTATGCAGGAGAATTTGCAGGAAAATATATCTCTGCTGCATTATTATCAGGTTCAACTATCGCCAACGGTGGTATTGAAGTTAAACCAAACATTGCTTTTAAAGAAGTAATTAAAAGAATTGCTACAGATGCTATCGTTAAAAATGCAACTTGTGATTTCGATGCTACATCTACTGTAACTCTTACAGAAAGAATTATTACTCCTGAAGAATTTCAAGTAAATTTACAACTTTGTAAAAAAGATTTCCGTTCTGATTGGGAAGCTATTCAAATGGGATATTCTGCATTTGATACTTTGCCTCCATCATTTGCTGATTTCTTATTGTCTCACGTTGTAGCTAAAGTTGCTGAAAAAACAGAACAAAACATTTGGAAAGGTGTTACTGCTAACGCTGGAGAATTTGACGGATTCTTAACTCTTGCTGCTGCTGATGCTACTGTTATTGATGTAGCTGGTGCTTCAGGTGGTGTAACTGCTACTAATGTAGTTGCTGAACTTGGAAAAATCGTTGATGCTATCCCTGCTGCATTGTACGGAAAAGAAGATTTGTATCTATACGTTTCTCAATCTATTGCTCGTGATTATGTACGTGCTTTAGGTGGATTTGGAGCATCAGGATTAGGTGCTAATGGTACAAACGCACAAGGTACACAATGGTTCAACAATGGTTCACTTTCTTTTGATGGTGTTAAAATCTTTGTTTGTAACGGTATGACAAATGATTTTGCTATTGCTGCTCAAAAATCTAACTTATACTTTGGAACAGGTTTATTGTCTGACCAAAACGAAGTTCAAGTAATTGATTTAGCTGATATCGATGGTTCACAAAATGTAAGAGTAGTAATGAGGTTTACTGCTGCGGTTCAATATGGTGTAGGTGCTGAAATTGTACTTTACACACCAACTGCATAATCTGAATTATAATACTAAATATAGGGTAGGTAAAATTGCCTACCCTTTTTTTTAACTTTAAAATATAAAATTATGCCTTGCGATATATCATTAGGAAGGGCTGTTCAATGTAAAGACAGTCTTGGTGGATTAAAAGCAGTTTACTTCATTAATTGGGGTGATGCTACAACAGTAACATATTCTGCGACTGCAGGACAAGAGGATGTAATCACTGCTTTAGGCGGTACTCCTATTGGTTACAAATACGAATTAAAAGGAACTTCTACTTTTGAGCAAACTGTAACAAGTTCAAGAGACAATGGAACTACTTTTGTAGACCAAAAATTATCTTTGGATATTAAAAAATTAACTATTGCTGACCATAAACAACTTAAACTTTTAGCTTATGGACGTCCACAAGTTATTGTTGAAGATAACAACGGTAATTTCTTTATGGCAGGTTTGACTAAAGGAATGGATTTAGTTACTGCTACTATATCTACAGGTGCTGCAATGGGTGACGCTTCATCTTACAAAATGGAGTTTCAAGGTATGGAAAAAATACCTGCAAACTTTGTAACTGGACCATTAACTACAGGAATACTTGCTTCTATTGTTGAAGGTACTGTAGCATAATATTTGTTTTGTTTGTTTTTTAAAAAGGTGTACTTTAATTAGTATGCCTTTTTTGTTTTAAAACAATTCTACGTTAAATTTATTATTAAATAAAATAGATTATGATAATTTTAAAAGAACAAGAAACTGCACAAACATTTAGCTTTATTCCACGTGAATTAAAAGCTACTACTATTGTTTTAAGAAACGAAACAACAGGAACAGAAACAAATATAACTGCTGATTTTTTCTTATCTGATTATTATTTAACAACGACAACTATTTTTGATTTAAAAGAAAATACGTTTTATAATTTGACTATTAAAAACAATGATGATATAGTTTACAAAGATAAGGTTTTTTGTACTAATCAAAATACAGATACATATACAGTCAATCAAAATGAATACGTAGCAAACGTTACAAACAACGAATTTAAAATATATGAGTAATATATCAATAGTAAATTTAAGTGCTTATACAAGTCCTGTAATACAAGAAAATAAAAAGAATGATTTCATTGAGTATGGAAGTGATAATAATTACTTTCAATATTTAATAGATAGATATTTGTATAGTGCTACAAATGGTGCTATTATAACAGGTGTTGCTAATATGATTTATGGAAAAGGATTAGATGCTTTAGATTCTAATAAAAAGCCTAATGAATATGCACAAATGAAGTCTATTATAAAAGATGCTGATTTAAAGAAAATAGCTTTAGAACGTAAACTTTTAGGAATGGCTGCAATGCAAGTTGTAATGGAAAAGAAACAAGTAAAACAAGTTTTACACTTTCCAATGCAAACATTAAGAGCAGAAAAATGTAATGATAAAGGACAAATTGAAGCTTGGTATTATCATAACGATTGGAAAAATAAAAAACCAACTGAACAAATTAGAAAAATTCCTGCTTTTGGATTCGGTAATGGTAACGAAGTTGAAATATATGTTATTAAACCTTATGTAAGTGGATTTGATTATTATAGTCCTATTGATTATTCTGGTTCTTTACCTTATGCTTTATTAGAAGAAAACATAGCAGATTATCAAATTAACGATTGCCAAAATGGTTTTAGTGGAACAAAAGTAATAAATTTTAATAATGGTATCCCTACAGAAGAAATGAGGGATAAATTGAAACGTGAAGTACTTGGAAAACTTACAGGTGCAAGAGGAGAAAAAGTAATTGTAGCTTTTAATGCTAATGCTGAATCAAAAACAACTGTAGAAGATTTACCATTAAATGATGCTCCTGCACATTACGAATATTTATCTAAAGAATGTTTTGAAAAACTAATTGTAGGACATAGAGTTACTTCTCCAATGTTATTAGGAATTAGAACAGGTGATGGTGGATTAGGTAACAATGCAGACGAAATAAAGACTGCTACGCTATTATTTGACAATATAGTAATAAAACCATATCAATTAGAAATAATTGAAGCATTAGACGTTATTTTAGCCATTAACAATATATCATTAAAGTTATATTTCAAAACAATACAACCTTTAGAATTTATTGATGTATCAGGAATGGATGCAGAAACAATGGAAGAAGAAACAGGTGTTAAAATGTGTTCACATAATTTATCAAATGATTCTATTGCAGATTTATTAATTGAAAAAGGAGAAACATTAGGTGAAGAATGGTTAATAATTGATGAAACAGAAGT